TAATTACACTATCATCCGGGTGGTCACATTCACCAATTGCCCTTCCTTCACTCACCATCTTGGCATAATTTTCAATTTCCCTTTCTAACACTTGACGACCATATACTCGACCGTTGCCATTTTGCACATTACATTGTTGTAATTTTGCTGGAAAGAGTAAAAACCCATTGTTAATCAGCTTTTTCTCGCTTTCGTTTAAAAGATCTTTACACGCACGATCATCACATTTTAACTCGTAATACTCTCTTAAAAGTGTCTTTGACATTATATTTACCTTTGGCGGTCACTAACCGCTTGATACTAGATCCGCTGCAGCAGCGCCTCACGGGTTGTAATTTCCATTTTTTAATCAACATTGCAATCTCCTTCGTTTTTATAAGTTATTTTAAATCCAAAATCATTAACTAAAACGCCTAATAAATAACTAGTACCAGAACTTAAAGATCCCAGTATTAACGCGTTTGTAACACTATATTCAAAGGTAAATAGTTCGGTATGTTCATTAATCCCAAACAAAAACACCCCAACCCAAAAGCCCATGCACATGGGACAGTGAAACAACTTACCGAGGCCGCCAAGAGCATATTGGGATGGGCGAATCTTATTAAAAATTGACCCAAAAATTAGTATTTGAGTCAGTCCATACGCAGCAAGAACAAAATATAATAAATCCATTTAGGTCTTTTTAATTATTAATAGCCGCCGCGGCCAAAAAGTCCATATTGAGCTGGATAGCCGGTATATTGATTGATGGTGCCCTGGTGCGGCTCATGAGGCACTTCACCAAGCTCAGTTGAATCTTTTTCATCAGGATCAAGAAGCTCTTTTTCAAAGTCAATTTTATATTTTTGAACTGCAAGGTAGTGTGGTTTTTCTTCTAAAAGGAATGCAACAACTGTATACAAAGACATTTGAATTGGATCAACCTTAGCAGGCTCCAGCGGGGGGAGGAGTGTTCCCTCCAGTGAGCCAAACACATTTCCGCCGTGCACAGAAGAAGGGTCTATTACTCCACTTCTAGTTAAATGTTCGAACAATCTAGATTGAGTTGCATACACATGGTCGCCATATTGATTTTTGGAGAGCGCTAAAACTTTGTTTTGAGAAGGCGATAAAACGATATCTATCTCGGGGTGGTCAATTATTAATATATTACCATCCATTGTTTTTCTAGCTTTTAAATTAACTTTTGCAGCAATTGGGTTTTCAACTGTGACTTTAAAACTGGCAACAGGGGGCCGGGGCACATCTAATACAGCACCTTTATTATCAACTATTTTTACAGTGATATCAGCCATTTAGCTTTGCACCTCTTTAACAACTAATTGAACTTTTAAAATAGATTGTAACATATCTTTGTCTATAGGCTTCGCGCTAAAAGATTCTAAAAGTGCGGTGAGTTTTCCCATCTTTTCTTTCATTATACTATCACTTTTTAACTCTTCTAAATCATATGATGATTTTACAGCCTCTTTTAATCTATAAATTTCTTCGTTTAAATACATTTTTAAATCCACACCATTGTCTAAAAATGAAAGAATATATTTATTAAGTAAAGTTTTTTGATTTTCTATTAATGTGGTGCCATATTGAGAATTAAAGCGCCCAATAAATTTATTCACAACTAAATTATTTATTTTATCATTTTTGGCCCTTGTTTTTTTTCTGTGAGCAATATTAGACAGCACCCTTTCTTCTAAGACGACGCGATGCTTAATACTAACATCTTCTCCAAATATTTGAGAAATAGTTGCAATGTCTTTATAATTTGGAACAAAATTAGAAAACACAGATTTTGATATCTCTTTGTTTATTTTCTTAATAAGCGCGCTTTGCTCAGAAAAAATCTTTTTTTCATCTAATTTCTGGTATTCTTTCTTTGTTTCTTGAATCAGCTTCTCTCCTATTCTAGAAGAGACGCCCTTTGTTTCCAACAGTGTTTTGAAAAGTCTCAACTCTTTTCCAATTTCACTTTTAGCAGTAAATGTTTCTTTTATAATTGCAATTACTTTATTTCTAACATCAGTATTTTTGTTTATAGTGCGCTTTACAACCTCACGAACTAATGCCTCATAAAGAAAAGCTGTATTTCTCTTTTTATTATGTCTCGACATTATCTTTGTTCTCCAAACTGCTTATTAAATTTCTTACTGTGGTATTCGTTTCAAACAATTTTTGTTCTTCGTCATTATAATTAGTCTCTTTAGACTCATAAATACCTTTTCCTAGCCCAAGCATTTCCTCTACGCCATCGGGTAAGTTCATCCGCAGCTGTCTCTTGGGTAGTGTGGCGAATTCATGGCCACCTTTTGCCTTCATATTTCTTTTTCTTGCACCACTTTGGCGCTTGTCAGCAGCAGTCGGAGTATACCACCCTTTTGATCTCTTTGATTTTGTTTGTTCAACTCCTCCAAAAGCGCTTCTTTTAACCTTTGCTTTAACCCATGCAGAATCGTCATCACGCTTGCCAGGAGCGGCCAATAAGGATGTGTCCGCTTCGCCTTCTTCAGTTGTGGGTGGGGCCTCTTCTTCGCCTCCCATCTCTAGATCCATTTCACCCCCCATATCACCACCGCCCATGTCAGCTAACTCTTCACCGCCGAGCGCGCCCATATCACCTCCTCCGGCGCCCTCGGTGGCCATGGCCTCTTGTCCTAACATTTCTATAGATTGAGCAAAATATTTATCATAATAAAGTTCTCTTTGATTTCGTAAGAATTCCTCCTCAGACAAGTCAAACAGATTTCGAGCAATCCATCGCTTACTAAAATATCCCTCTGCGGCTTGAGCAGCGACACTAAATTTAGTATTCCAGTGTTCTAATTCTTGAAGTTCGGAAATTTTAGATGGATTGTTCAATTTAATTTTAAACGACAATAAATCATCACCTCTATACCCTATAGTATAAAGATGAATAATGCCAATCTTTTCTAGCTCAGTTGTAACGGATCTTTGAAGTCTCTGAATTGTTCTAGCAAATCTAATATCTTTTTGGGCCAAAGTAGCCTTGTCTTCATCAGCACCCTCTGAACGAGACAGATAAGATGCTGGCACTTTAAGAGCTGAAAACAACTTATCTCTTAAATATTTAACGTCATCAATGTCTCCGGTATAGGTTCCGCCCGGTAAACTTACAATTTCTGTACCTACTCCACCGCGTGTGGGGATAAAATAATCTTCCTCAACGGACATTGGATTGTATCTTAAGTCAACCCTTCCCGAATCTTGATCAACAATCTGATTACGCTTCATCGAAGTGATAACCCGCTGCATATATTGCTCAACATCTTGGGGAGGGATATTTCCAACATCAACTTTGAATACCCTACGTTCAGGTGCTCTCACAATTCTATATGCCATCATCGCATCTTCTAAAAGAATAAGTTGGCGCCAAATTCTTCTCGCTGAATCTAGAACAGACGTACCATATGGAGCGAACTTGTCATTCCCAAGTATTCTAAAATGTCCCAATTGCCAGTTTTCAAAAGTGACACCACCGGAATTCCATTGATATTGTACATAATTTGGATTGGTTTTATCTTCGCCCTCCAACCTTTCTATCTGATCAGTGGGCAGTCCAATAACTTGTTTGATTCCCGTGTTTGCATCGATGTCTAAATAAAGATAAAAATCTCCATACTTACACATTGTACGACACCAACCAAATAAATTAAATTCCACATTTAAAACATTAAAAAATAAGGTATCTAATATTCCTTTTATCTCTTCGTCGTGGCAATCAACATCAATTATCTTTTTTATGCCAGTGTGTGTTGTCATTTCATCAGCATAAATATCTAACGAAGAAGCAATTTCAGGCGTGTACTCCATTTGATCAAAATCCGAATATCTCTGCAAACGAGACTGGGTACCCATCATATATGAAGAAAAATTGTCAAAAGGATTGTATCCAATTCTTTCAAATTTTTGACCTGCAACATCCTTAAAAGTAGTTGCATACTTGTCCAGTCTTCGTCGTCTTAGTTGCCGTGTATTCTGGGATCGATAATTAATCAAAGGTCCAGAAAATAATTTCGTTAATCTTCGGTATAAATTTGAATCTGGATTTTTTGGGTTTTTAGTGCTTTTTACTTTTTGACTTGGATCCATCTATTTTATCCTCTTAGTAACCATAGAAACTCTTTCATTTTCTTTTTTTCATCAATAGCTTGTTCAAACAGTTCTGTTTGTCGAGGTTTTTGCATTCCTGGTATTCTAGAATCAATATGAGTTTTATTTGTCATTATACAATTTATAAACGCTTTTTTATACTCTATCTCTCTTTTATTTTCAATAAGTACTGTATCTCTTACCCAACAACCAATTGCACATGCCATAATTAAATCATCATTATAACCTCTTTGTGCTTCTGGCTTACCATTCCTCCAAATAAAAGTGTCTAACTCATTAATTAGCCTTCTAGAATAAATAGTCAGCATTTTGTTTCTTATATATTCTTCGAATTTAGCAACAATTAAGGGCCTTGTTTTCAAAGAAGTGGTAAATCCGGCGATTGCAGAAGAGTGAGTTTCGGCTTGGTATTGATCAATATAATCATGAGAAGATTTAATCGAGTGATATAAATTTGGATATTCCTTATCTTTTAATTTATCCAACACTGCATAACCAACACTATTATTTTCTACCACCACCATCGCATTTCCGTATTCTCGGCCTGCGCTGAAAACTATCTCCGAAAACAAATCAAGCGTTACTTTCCCCTGATATTCAGCAATAATTTCCATAGTTTCTAGCTTAAAAATATGAAAAGTGCTTGAATCTGCGCCGTCACCGCGTGCCACATCTGCTACCAATAAATAAGAATTTCCAGGCTGCGCTTCTTCCCAGATCCAATAATTCCGATCAAGCCCTGTTCTGTATTTTGGGTCCTGAATATGCTTTTTTAAGTATTGTATATCTCCACCATCAATAACGGTTTCACCGGACGTATTGAAATTACATTCATACTCTTGGGCAATTTGTCGCTTGCTCATATTTTTAGTTTCAGTTTCAAACCACTCTGGATCCCTATCTGGATGTATATCCCAATTAAGTTTTATTGGAAAAAATTCATTCTGGCCAGCTTCAGCTTTAATATACGCGTCGTGAAACCAATCACCCACGCCATTTGGTGTCGAAAGAGCCACACAACGACCCCCGGTAGAAATTGTGGGATAAAGGCCGGTCCACAAATCAGATAAATTATCGATATGTGCCGCCTCATCAATAACCAAAAGCGACAGTGATTCTGAGCGGCCGGCATCTCCGGAAGTTGAAGACGCTTTCACTTGAGACCCATTGCTTAATTCAAAGGAATTTTTGTTATCGACATCAATACTAGCAATCTTTAACCAGTCAGGCAAATGTTTAATAATTCCCTTAACTTTTCGCACAAGATTTGCAGCTGTATTTAATTTTGTCGCTACAACAAGAACATTTTTGTCACGATGAAATAATAGCATCCAGGCAACATAAGCACCCACAATTGTAGAAATGCCTAACTGTCTTGCCTTAAGAATAACTGTAAATCGGTAATCGTTAAAATCATTTAGAAGAGCATCTTGGTAATCATATGTTTTAAACGGGATTAGGCCTTTGCCCGGGTGTGGTATTTTTGCATAGTTTCTTATGAAGTAGCGTGAATCTTTGCCACACTTTACCACTTCTTTTAATATTTCTTTCTTTGTTAATTTGTATCCCATTATACCTTAACATTGCTAGACTTTTTTGCTCCAGAATATTTTGGGCTACCAGTTTGAAGCCACTTTTCAACAGCGGCTCTAAGATTATCTTCTGCTTCTCCGGGGGAATTAACGCCAACGGCCTCTGTGTCTTTAAGACCACCAATAGTATAAACTTTTTTAGCCTGGCACCAAGTCCTGATCTTAGACATATTTTGCAAAAGAACATCACAGGGTCCATCAGCCTTTAATGTCAAAGCCTCACCAGTAATTTTCTTATACTCTTTCTTTAAAAACTTAGCGATGTCAGCATAGGTCTGCTCAATTTCGCTATCCAGTTTGGTGTTATGAAAAGCTTTTATTGACAACTCTGATTGATAAGTGACAATAAGTTTGGGGCCTGAGATGCGTACCTTAAAACCATCGATTACCCTGGAGTCATTAATAGCACAACCATTTTCACGGGCAAGACCGACTGGTTTATCTTCACCATCAACCACAAATCTCTTATCATGTGAGCCATCATAAGCGTTGGCTGCAGCCTGGTTTATTCCTTTTATGATTTCATATACAGATGCCATTGTTTATTGCTCCTCTTTTGCAAGTTGTAGGCCGGCGGATTCAAAGGCTCCCTTGATGTCGTTTAGGGAAACATGCGGCTTGTTTTTAAATGTAGTTTTAATAACCGACCATAACTTAGCCTTATCTTCTTCTGGTAAC